CGCAGGACAGCCCCGAACAGGAACGGACGGTAAACAATACCCCTGATGAAGAAACCCCGCAGGAAGCCGCAGAAACGGCGGCAGAACAGGCAGAGGAAACCGAACCTGAAACAGCAGCGGAAACCCCTTCCAATGATGAAGGTGCAATGAATCCCCCTGAAACCCCGGCAGAGGAAGAAAAGCCCCGCCGTAAGCGTAAAGCAAGAGAATAAGAAAGGTAGGTAAAACACTATGAACAATCCGTTTGGGCTTCCTGATGAAGTAATGACCGCTATTATTACGGCGGTTATGAATCAGCAGACACAGGCAACAAAGAACCATAAGCCGGAAAATCCCTTCAACATTGATCCGGCTGCAATGGCAAAGAAATCCGCTTCTACTGCAAAGCAGCTTTATGATGCTTATGTGGAAGCAGGGTTCACACAGGAACAGGCTTTTGAATTGGTTAAGGGTATCTTGACCGCAAGAAAACACTAATAAATTGAAAGGTTAAATAAGGTGAAATATTATGGCTAACATTTGGGATGAATTCGATAAGGCGATTGATACGGAAGGTTTGGCGAAGGATGTTGAAGAAGCTGCTGAAAACGGCGGTAGAAGGGAAGTTCCCCATGATACTTATGAAGTGGCAATTAACAAGCTGGAGCTGACGAAATCCAAAAAGGGTGATCCTATGGTTACTTGCTGGATGAAGATTGTTGAAGGCGAATACAAAGGCAGCCTGATCTTTATGAATCAGGTGGTAACACAGGGCTTCCAGATTCACATTGCAAATGAATTCATGCGTGCTTTGGTCGCAGAAATGGAAGAACCTATTGATGTGCAGTTCAAGACCTATAAGCAGTACGGCAATATGATTATGGATATTGCGGAAGCGATTGATAACGCCTTTGAATACAAGGTTCGTTATTACGATAACAAGGGTTACAACGCCTTTGAGATTGAAGAAGTCTATGTTTTAGAAGATTAAGCTGCAAGGGTAGCACCGGGGGAGCAATCCCCCGGCAGCACCCGATTTGAAAGGGGTGAATGAATTGCTGTTTTATGACTTTGAGGTTTTCAAGTATGATTGGCTGGTTGTAGTTATGGATATGACCGCAAAGAAAACCCATGTAATAATCAATTCACCGGAAGAATTAGAAGCCTTATATAAGGCGAACCAAAAGGAAATTTGGTGCGGGTTCAATAGCCGCCATTACGATCAGTACATTTTGAAAGCGATTCTTTGCGGTTTTGATCCAAAGAAAGTGAATGATTATATCATTGTCAAAGGAAATCCCGGTTGGAAGTTCAGCAGCCTTTTCAGACAATTCCCGCTTTATAACTATGATGTGATGCTTGGAACGGATAGGGGCTTGAAATCCTTTGAGGGGTTCATGGGAAACGATATAAAGGAAAGTTCAGTTCCCTTCGATATTGACCGCAAATTGACGGAAGAAGAAATTGCTGAAACCGTCAAATACTGCAAACATGATGTTGAAAACACTATTCAGGTATTCTTGAAGCGTGTGGAAGAATTCAATACCATGTTGTACTTTATTAAACACTTTGAACTTCCTTTTGATTACATTTCCAAAACCAAAGCCCAACTTGCCGCTGAAATATTGGGCGGTAACAGGATGGGGGAAGAATTTGATGATGAATTCCAATTCCCTATTTTGGAATGTTTAGATTTGAAAAAGTATCGGCATATTGCCGATTGGTATAGAAATCCCGAAAACCACGATTATTCAAAGAAGCAGAAGGATGAAATTGTTGCGGGTGTTCCCCATGTTTTCGCTTGGGGCGGCGGTCATGGTGCAAGGGCTAAATTCCACGCTTCCGGCGTATTCATCATAATTGATGTTACCGCTTACTACCCTTCTTTGCAGAAAAAATATAAGTTCGGGTATAGAGTAATGAACCACCCTGAAAACTTTGAGTTCATACACGATAGCAACATTGAATTCAAGCGTAAGGGTGATAAGAAGGCAAGACAGCCCTTCAAAATTATGGATAACGCTATTTCCGGTCAGATGAAGCAGCGTTCTTCCGCTTTGTATGATCCTATGAGTAACAACAGCATTTGCATAAACGGTCAGTTGCTTTTGCTGGATTTGGTTGAACACATTGAACCGTATTGTGAACTTATTCAGAACAATACTGACGGTATCATTGTGAAGCTGAAAGATTACGAAAAGGATTTTGATAAGCTGGATGATATTGTTTACGAATGGGAACAGCGAACCGGAATGAAAATGGATTTTGATACTTTCATAGGCGATATATACCAAAAGGATGTGAACAATTACCTTCTTATTGACCGGGAAACCGGGGCAATCAAAGCAAAGGGCGGCTATGTAATGAAGCTGAACGATTTAAGCTATGATTTACCGATTATCAATAAGGCGTTGGTTGATTACATGATAAAGGGTATTCCGGTTGAAAGAACTATCAATGAATGTTATGAATTGCGGGAATTTCAGCTTGTTTCCAAAATCAGCAGCAAATACACCCATATCATGTACGGTAGCAAACCGCTGAAAGAAAAGTGTATCAGAATTTTTGCTTCAAAGTATGATTCTGATCCGGGTGTAAAGAAGGTAAAGGCAGCAACCGGAAGGCTTGAAAAGCTGACGAATTCCCCGGAACATTGTTTCATTTGGAATGATGATGTAAAGGGTGTAAAAATCCCTGATAAGTTAGATAAGCAATGGTATATCAACTTTGCAAAGAAAAGATTAGCAGATTTCGGGGTGATGTGATGGACGATTTGAAAATTACTTACAATGACGGACACGGGCAAATGACAATTCACATGAATTTCTTCTTTCCGTGTAGTCAGGAACGGTTTAAGAAGCTGCTGAAAATCATTGATCTTGATTGGCAGCACAAAGAACAACATATTGAAAATTTGAAAGTTCACTTTCAAAAAAGAATTGCTGATTTGTCGGATTTGCGAAAAGAAAACGGCAAAATCTATTTTGACAATAAGCAAAAAGCGGCTGATACTCAAACGCTGATTGACAGCCGGAAGCACCCAAACGGCTTACCCGTTTCAAAGGATGAATTGAAACAGGCAAAGGTTGACTTGAAAGAATATAAGGCAGCAGCGAAAAAAGCCCTTTCGGATGCTAATCAGAACTTGAAATTCAAACAGAGATTTGAAAAATATTTAGAACTTTTGTAAAGGGGTGATTTGGATTGTTCTTCAAAGGTTATGTTGAAACCAAAGATAAGAAGTGCATTGAAAAATTCAAGAATAGAACGGATTTCAAGACCTTTGAACAGGTTCAATCACTACCTGAATTTGCGGGCATTTTGGCAACAGATACAATTTTGGTAGATATTGATGATTCTGAAAGTTCTGAATTACTGTTCAAAGTGGTTAAGGAATACAGCCTTTGTTGCAGGGTTTACAAAACAAGCAGGGGCAAGCATTTCTTATTCAAGAACAGCGGAGTACCAACAAATAAGACAGGCTGCAAACTGGCGATAGGTGTAACCGCTGATATAAAGATAGGAACACGCAGTTCCTATGAAGTGTTGAAATACGGCGGTAAAATGCGTGAAATCCTTTATGATACCGCCGAAAATGAGGAAGCCCAACCCCTTCCCCGTTGGCTTCATCCGGTAAAATCCAACATGGAATTTCTGAATATGGATGCCGGGGATGGGCGAAATCAAAGCCTGTTCAATTATATTCTGACCTTGCAAAGCAATGATTTCACGGTTGAAGAAGCAAGGGAAACAATCAGAATTATCAATAAATTTGTGCTGAAAGTACCGCTTTCTGATGATGAAATTGAAACAATCCTTCGGGATGATGCTTTCAAAAAGCCCGTGTTCTTTATGGGTTCAACCTTCCTGTTTGATAAGTTCGCAACCTACATAAAGAACAACAACCATATTATCAAAATCAACAATCAGCTTCACTTATACCGTGATGGAATTTATGTTTCCGGTTTAAGTGAGATTGAAAGCGAAATGATAAAGCACATTCCGCAACTGAACAGGGCGAAAAGAACGGAAGTGCTTGCATACTTGGATATTATGATCCGTGATAGTGTGAAAGCAGAAGATGCAAACCTGATTGCTTTTGAAAATGGCTTATATGATATTGTGGATGATTCCTTTATTGAGTTTACCCCGGATCATATCATTACAAACAAAATCAGGTGGAAATACAACCCGGATGCTTATTCAAAGCTGGCAGATGATACCTTGAACAAAATTTCCTGTAATGATCCGCAAATTAGGGCATTGCTGGAAGAAGCGATTGGATATTGTTTTTACCGCCGTAACGAATTAGGCAAAGCCTTCATTCTGACGGGTGATAAATCCAACGGTAAAAGTACATTCCTTTCAATGGTTCAATGCCTGTTGGGTGATGAAAATATTGCTTCCCTTGATTTGAAGGAATTGGGGGATAGGTTCAAAACCGCCGAATTGTTCGGAAAGCTGGCAAATATCGGTGATGATATTGGTGATGAATTCATTGCCAATGCTGCAATTTTTAAGAAGCTGGTTACAGGTGATAGAGTATCGGCAGAACGCAAAGGGCAAAACCCCTTTGAATTCAACAATTATTCAAAGTTCCTGTTTTCGGCAAATAATATCCCCCGTATCAAAGATAAAACGGGTGCGGTGCAGCGGCGTTTGATTATCATTCCGTTTGATGCAACCTTTTCCGCTTCTGATCCTGATTTCAACCCGTATATCAAACACCTTCTGAAAACAGAAGAAGTAATGCAATACCTGATAAATTTGGGTATTCAAGGGTTGAAGCGTGTTCTTCTGAACCGTGCGTTCACAAGTTCAACAAAGGTTCAAAAAGAACTTGATGAATATGAGGAACAGAACAACCCAATTTTGGGCTTCTTCCGTGAATGTGAAGATGAAGATTTCAAGATTGAGAACGAACCAACAAACAAGGTTTACAAGCGTTATCAGGAATATTGCCTTGCTAATAGCTTGCAGCCTATGAGTAACATTGAATTTTCAAAACAGGTGAACAGAATTTTGAACTTCAAGATTGTTGATAAGAAAATCAACGGTAAGAAATTCAGGATTTTTGTTCCGGCTGATTAAAAAGGATGAAGTGATATGAGCAAAATTATTTTAGATTTGTGCGGGGGTACGGGTTCGTGGTCGAAACCGTACAAAGAAGCCGGATATGATGTAAAGGTTATTACCTTACCGAAATATGATCTATTCGACACACACACACACACACACACACACACGAACAATAGAATTCCGGGATAAGTTGACCGGAAATATTGAAGCAGTAAATGCGGATGAAGTTTATGGTATTTTGGCAGCACCAACCTGTACCATGTTTTCACTTGCACGAACAACAGCAAAAACCCCACGGGATTTTGAAAGTGGTATGAAGCTGGTTGAAAAGTGCCTTGAAATTATATGGTTTTGTAGGGCTTCCAATGATTCAACGCTTAAATTTTGGGCTTTGGAAAATCCGCAGGGGTATTTAAGACAGTTTTTAGGCAGACCGCCTTTCAGCTTTTCCCCGGAAGAATACGGGGAAAATTACACAAAGAAAACTGATCTATGGGGGTATTTCAATATACCAAAGAAACGCCCGTATAAATTAACCCCTGATGAACAGTTGCTTTCATGCCGAAATAACAGGGTTCTTCCTGAATTACCTGATGATTACATTATGCCGGAAGGATGGAACAGGCAAGCGGCAAGAAGAAGTATGACAAGTAGCAAGTTTGCAGAAGCCTTTTATAAAGCGAATAAGTGAAAGGGGTATATATGAACGGCAATAGAAACAACCCATATTACAATAGTGAAGGTTATCCCGATCCTACGGCATACGCCGGAACAAAGGAAATCATAAGGGAAGAAACCGAAACTGAAAGAAAAGCCTTTGAATTGATTAAGGTTTTGAAGTTCGTTATTCGTTCATGCGGTTTTGAACTGATTGAACGAATTAAAATCAAAGATACGAAAACAGGAAGGGAGTTCCGATAATGGAAGATAGATGCCTTATTTGCGGTGATGTTATCCCGGAAGGAAGAATGATTTGCCCGCATTGTGAAGCTGAACCGAATGGCAAGTTTACCGAACTTGAAAGAATTGAACAGTTTTCAAAACTGATGAACAAATACATACCGGAAGATTTAACCTATTGGCTGATAGATAAGGGATTCTTCAAAGCCCCTGCTTCTATCCACCATCATGGGGCTTATACCGGGGCGTTGTTCGATCATTCTTTTGCAGTAACCAAAGCCCTTCTTTCGCTGACGGAACGCCTTGAATTGAAGTGGCAGCTTGAACGCAGCCCTTACATTGTCGGTATGTTTCACGATCTTTGCAAGATTGATAATTACACCCGTTCCGATAATGAAGCGTGGGAATATAACAATGCTGCATTACTTCCGGGGCATGGTGAAAAGTCGGTGATTCTGTTACAACAGCACATTCAGCTTACAGATGAAGAAATGCTTTGTATCAGGTGGCACATGGGAGCGTTTGACGATAAAGAGAATTGGAACAGCTACGGGCGTTCTGTTACCAATTACCCGAATGTGCTTTATACACATACAGCAGATATGATTGCAGCCCGTGTTTTAGGGGTGTAAATATGTATGTACTGAAAATTGATAAAGAAAAATTTTACCCGAAAATGCCAATAGAAAGGATGGTTCAGAAGATGGGAAAAGTATTTGATGGAATTATTGGTTTGGTTGTTGCTGATGCCGTTGGTGTTCCGGTTGAATTCAGGGATCGTGATACCTATGAAGTAACCGAAATGAGAGGTTACGGAACTTATAATCAGCCGCCCGGTACATGGTCGGATGATAGTTCAATGACGCTTGCAACCGTTGAAAGTATCGGACGATTGGGAAAGATTGATCCGGTTGATATTATGGATAATTTTGTTATGTGGCTTGAACACGCTGCATTTACCCCGCACAATGAAGTATTTGATGTTGGGGGTGCTACAAGAAGGGCAATCACCCGTTATGATAACGGTACACCTATCTTCCATTGCGGCGGTAAAAGCCGAATGGATAACGGCAACGGTGCGTTGATGCGTATTCTTCCGGTAGCAATGGCAGCGAAAGCGGAAAAGCCTGATAAGAAAATCCTTACCGTGAAATGTATTGCCGGACTTACCCACGATCACCCAATTTCACACATTGCTTGCTTCATCTATTCCTTCATGGTTGAAAACCTGATGAACGGTATTGATAAGCGTGAAGCTCTTTCCAATGCTATTCAGGTTGTAGGGAAATTATACAACTGTTCGGAAGCATGGCAAGAATACCGCTTCCTTCCTGAAATCGGTAAGTATGACCGTGATGAAATCAAAAGTTCCGGTTATGTGGTTGACACGCTGGAAGCTGCAATTTGGTGTTTGCTGAATTCAAGCAGCTACAAAGATTGTGTTTTGCTTGCCGTGAATTTGGGCGGTGATACAGATACCGTTGCAGCAGTTGCGGGCGGGCTTGCCGGAATTCTTTACGGTTGCGGTGGTGCATACGGTGTACCTGATGAATGGATTGCACAGGTTGCCCGTAAGGATTGGATAAAAGGATTGTGTGATGAATTTGAAAATAAACTTTCAAAATAACACACGGTTCAAGTTGCGGTTCAAGATTGGTTCAAGTTGTAGTTGTTGAAACTTGAACCGCTTGAAACCCTGATAAATCAAGGGTTTTCAGGGTATCGGTTCAAGTAGTTCAAGTTGTTTTTGATTTCTAAATAAAATAGAAAATCAACAATGCAAAATTACAATGTTTTTCCTAAAAAATAATATAAGAAAAACAAGTTGTTGAACTTGAACCCCCTGAACCGTAAGAAATCAAAAAGCCCTTGAAAAATCGGGATTTGAAGCGGTTCAAGTTCCCGGTTCAAGATTAGGAAAGGAAGTTGTACCCATGAAAGCAAAAGAATATTTGCAGCAGTTGAAGCGTTTAGATACGCTTATCAATCAAAAGATACAGGAATTAGGCGAATTACGGGCTATGTCAACGGTAGGTTCTGTTGATTACTCAAAGGAAAGAGTGCAAAGCAGCCCTTCACAGGATGCACCTTTTGTAAGGGTGATTCATAAAATCATAGAACTTGAAGAAGAAATCAATGCTGAAATTGATAAGTTCGTTGATGAAAAGCACCTGATTATAAATCAGATTCAGGCGTTGAATGATCCGAAACACATTGAATTGCTGTATAAACGATATGTTGAATTCAAAAGGCTTGAAGCCGTTGCAGTTGAAATGAACTACACATATCAGTACATAGTTGAATTGCACGGTTACGCATTGAAGGAATTTCAAAGCACCCATGAAAACCTATTGAATTCCAATGAACAAAAGTGATATAATAGTATCGTGAAAAATCACCCAAAGGAACGCAAGTTCCAAAGGGTGATTTTTCAATTTCCCCCGGAAGGATGCTCATAGCCGGAATTTTCGCCCGGTGAACTCCTGCCTTCCGGGGGAAATCTTTTTGAAAGGATGAAATTTACAAGAAAGGAAGTGAACTTTCAATATGGCGAAAGGTAAATATGAACAATGGCTGACAGAAGAAGGTTTACTTCAACTTGAAGCATGGGCAAGAAACGGTTTAACGGATGAACAGATTGCCGCTAATATCGGTATCAGCAGAAGCACCCTGAACGAATGGAAAAATAGATTTTCGGACATTTCGGACACCCTAAAAAGGGGAAAGGAAATTGTTGATATTCAGGTTGAAAATGCTTTGCTAAAAAGGGCGTTAGGCTATACCTACAAGGAAACCACCCGTGAAGCACAGTTCAACCCGCAAACTGAACAATATGAAATGGTTGTAACAAAAGAGGTTACAAAAGAGGTTGTACCCGATACCACAGCACAAATTTTTTGGTTGAAGAACCGCAAGCCGGAAGAATGGCGTGATAAAAAGGATGTTGAACATAGTGGATCGGTAAACAATCCGTTTGCTGCATTATCAACCGAACAGCTTTTGAAGTTGGCGGGTGATGATGAATGACAGAAAAGCAGCTAATTCAGATGGGGGCAAAATGTGAACTTGCAAGGCGTTCATTCTTCCATTATTGCAAGCTGAAAGCCCCTTCTTTTTATAAAAACAACCGTGAATTCCTTGTGAACTTTTGCGGTGAACTTCAATCCTTCTATGAAGGTGATGATGAAGTATTAGTTGTGAATATGCCGCCCCGACACGGTAAGAGCCGAACAGCCGGGTTATTCGTTGAATGGGTATTAGGTCAGAACCAAAATGAAAAGGTTATGACCGGATCATACAACGAAATTCTTTCAACAAGTTTTTCAAAGACGGTCAGAAATGACATTTTGGAAGAAAAGGCTGATGAAAACAAAATCATATATTCTGACATTTTCCCCGGTGTAACGATCAAGCGGGGTGATGGTGCTATGAATATGTGGAGTTTGGAAGGCGGGTATAACAATTATCTTGCAACTTCCCCTTCCGGTACTGCTACGGGTTTTGGTTGTTCGCTGATGATTATTGACGATTTAATAAAAAATGCAGCGGAAGCCTATAATGAAGAAACCCTTGAAAAACAATGGGATTGGTTCACAAATACAATGCTTTCCCGTTTGGAAGAAGGCGGCAAGATCATAATCATTATGACACGCTGGGCAACGGGTGATTTGGCTGGTAGGGCGTTAGAGCATTACACCAAAGAGGGGGCAAAAATCAGGCATATCAGCCTAAAAGCCTTACAGGATGATGGAACAATGCTTTGTTCTGAAATCCTTTCCCTGAAATCCTACAATGCCAAAGTGAAAGCTATGGGTTTGGATATTGCTTCCGCAAACTATCAGCAAGAACCCATTGATATTAAAGGCAGACTTTACACGAAATTCAAAACCTATACTAAACTTCCTATGGATGAAAACGGCAACCTTCTGTTTACAGCCATTAAAAACTATACTGATACCGCTGATACGGGTGATGATTACCTTTGCAGTATCAATTATGGTGAATACAATGGTGAAGCCTATGTTCTTGATGTGCTTTACACAAAGGACGGAATGGAAATCACAGAACCCGCAACGGCTAAAATGCTGAAAAAGGATAATGTGAATGTTGCTGATATTGAATCCAATAATGGCGGTAGAGGGTTTGCACGATCCGTTGAACGGATAATGAAAGAAGTGCTGCATACCAATCACACGGTATTTCACAGCTTCTATCAATCCAAAAACAAGCAATCCCGCATTTTGTCAAATAGTACATGGGTTATGGAACACATATATTTCCCGGTGAATTGGAATGACCGATTCCCGGAATATTTTGAAGCAATGACAAAGTATCAGAAGGAAGGCAAAAACGCACATGATGATGCCCCGGATGCTACAACCGGAATTGCTGAAAAGGTTGGCGTTGGAAGTGCGTTCAGCTTTGATTAAAAATAACACATTAGTAACAAACAGCCCTGAAAGCCTTGTGTTTTCGGGCTTTTGTATTTATTACGCAATAGAAAGGGGTGAAAAAAGTTGAATGTAGGTGAAAAGATGCTGAACAGGCTTTCAAATATTATGCTGTTCGGCTTCAAGTCGAATATGAGTAATAAACAGTTCCTTGAACAGTCTATCATGCGTTGGAAGGGTTCACCGGAAAGAATGATGCAGATCAAGGGGCAGCTTTACTATCAGAACGAACATGATATTCTTTCCCGAAAGCGTACTATGATTGGTGAAGATGGTAAGCTG